GCAGAGCGAGAGGCAGCAAAAGCGTTCTTAACTGGAGTTCTTCGTGAGTACAACATGGAAGGGCTTGCAGACCAAGTTGACGAGTTGGTGCGAACATGGGGCAGAAACACTGCTGTTATTGCTGAAAAACTGAAGCAAACTGAACAATACAAGACTCGCTTTAAAGGTCTACTAGGTTTACAGCAAAGAGGCATCACTGATATTCGCAATGAAGCGGAGTATCTAAACCTTGAAACGCAGTATCGACAGGTATTCCGTGAGGCTGGGCTTCGTGACTATCTAGGTACTTCTGGTACTCAAACAGAATACGATGCCATAGCCAGCCTTGTCTCTGATTTTTCTTTGTCGGTGAATGAGGTCCGTGATCGCGTTACTGATGCTCAACGAGTTGTCGCGGAAACACCACAAGAAGTACGGGACAGTTTGCAACAGTTCTACGGCATTGATCCAGCACTACTGACGCAGTACGTCCTTGACCCAGAGAACACCACGACCCAGATCCAGCGTCGTGCTAACGCAGCCATTGTTGGTGGCTACGCACAGCGTGCCGGTTTGACGTTTGGTGCTGGTGTGTCTGAGCGTATTGGTGAGTTTGTTGGTGGTGGTGAGGACATTCGTGGCACTGCCATTGAGCCAATATTGACTGAGGTGTCCGATATTCAGAAGGCTACACGCCGACTGGCAGATATCGAAAAGACAACATTGACAGAGGAAGAGACTGCATTGTCTCGCCTGGATCTTGACCAAGAGGCACGCGAGAAGGTTCGTGGCTTGCAGTCTCGTGAACGTGCACGTTTTGGTGGTAGGTCGGCTATCCGGTCGGCAGCACTGAAGCGACCTCGCTCTATATAACTGAATACGGGCATGACAGGTGAGAAAGAATTGTAATTCGCGGTGAGAATTCCTGCGTTAGTTCTTTAACCCCCGTTCAATTCGGGGCATGTCCACTCCCAGCCAGACCGACCGGCCCTGGCGGTGCAACAGCCCGGTAGTTACAGCCATCATCTTCTTCCCCGGTTGATGATGTGGGTAACGATTCACCTATATGAATAGTAAGGGAGTTACATATGTCCGAATTTGAGTGGGACGACGACGATCTAGAAGCCAACGATGGCAACGCGATGAAAGAACTTCGCAAGGCTTACAAGAAGTTGCAGGCTGAGAAGAAGGAACTTGCGGAGCAGTTGGACAGCATGCAATCGTCTATCCGTGAACGCTCTGTAAAGGACGTTATTGCATCTAAGGGATTGCCGGAAAAGGTTGCGGCACTTATTCCTAAGGATGCTACCACTTCGGAAGATGTGGAAAACTGGTTGTCTGAGTACGGAGAAATCTTTGGTATTCAGGAAACCAGCGAGGCTACAAGTGAGCCTACGGCAGCACTCTCACCTGAGATGCAGTCGCTGTCCCGTATTGCTGAAACACAGTCATCGGGACAACCGTTTACAAATGACCCAGATCAGATCGCAGGTTTGATCGCTGGTGCTGACAGTGCAGAGACTTTGAACAAGTTGCTGTTTGGTACTGCTTCTGGGCCGCAGGCTTCATAGCCTCGCAAGTAACTATACATACTATTCACTGAAGGAGGTGAATCGAAAATGGCAGATGCATACACTGATACCACTGCGATGGCAGGACTTGTCAAGGCCGCATACGACCGCTACGTTGAGTTCGCTCTCCGGTCGCAGCCCCAATTCCGTGCCCTCGCTGACAAGCGTCCGGTGCAGCAGGCTATGCCCGGTTCGTCTGTAGTGTTCTCACTCTACAACGATCTGGCGCAGGCTACCACTGCTCTGACGGAAACCACCGACCCCGACGCAGTTGCGGTTAGCAACGTTTCGACGGTTTCGGTTACCCTGAACGAGTACGGCAACACCGTGCTGAACACCCGCAAGTTGGGCGAGTTCGCGTTCTCGGACGTTGACCCTGCTGTGGCTAACATCGTTGGCTACAATATGCTGGACAGCATCGACAAGTTGGTTGTTACCGTTCTTGACGGTGGCACTAACGTGCTGTACGCCACTGGTGGCACTACCACTCCGACCAGCACCGTCACGGTTGCTGCGGAGGACGTTATCGCTGGCGCGGATCTGCGTCAGGCTGTGTCCAAGTTGCGTGCTGGCAAGGCTGTTCCGAAGGACAACGGACTCTACGCCACTTACATGCACCCGCTCGTCGCGCATGACCTGCGTGCAGAGACTGGTGCGCTGGCGTTTGAGGACATCCGTAAGTACACGGAGCCGAATGTTGGCAACGTTCTCAACGCTGTGACTGGCGTGTACGGTGGCGCTTACGTCGTGGAAACCCCGCGTGCGCTTTCCGCAGCAGACGGTGCTTCTAGCGAGGTTGTGTACCGCACCACGGTGTGTGGACAGCAGGCTCTCGCAGAGGCTACCGCTGTTGAGCCGGGTGTCGTTATCGGCCCGGTCGTTGACAAGTTGATGCGTTTCCGGCCTGTCGGCTGGTACTCCCTCCAGGGTTGGAGCGTGTACCGCCAGGAGGCTCTGTACCGCATTGAGTCGTCCTCGTCCATCTCCTAAGAGATTGACATTCGGGTGGGGGTCACATATAGCGGTGACCCCCGCCCAACCCCTCAACACAAGGAAGGAACAAAGTGGCGTACATACTGACACTGCCTACAGTGGACACTATCTACACTGACCACTTTCTATTCAGCAGGTACTCAATACCCGTTGGGCAGTCGCTACTTATTACTTCCACCACAGGAACTTTAACACAATTTCCATCCCAAAATGAGATAAGCGATGCCGACTACTACTTTGGTGGTGGTCGCAGGCATGTGCTTTCCGATGACGAATACGCGGCGGTCGTTGCTGCCGGGTATAGCGACTATGTGAGTGTCGAATGAACTGTAGAGAAGGCTGCAAGACTAAGGACCACTCTTCTTACGCGGAGTGTCTGAAAGATGCGAACCCAACGGTAAGTGCAGTCACAAACAGTCCGTTGCAGAATATGTACGAAAAGACTAAGACTGACCTGAACTCTTTTAACGAAGCACGGCAGCATGGTATTACGCCCGGTGGTACTACCAAAGAAAAGGTAGACGAAGCCAAGGCTGCATCTAAGTTGCTTGGTCGTCCCTACAACGCATCAAGTGACCCGCCAGCAAACATGATTGTCAGTAAGCAGGCGGCTAAGTTTGTAAACAAAACTACGGTGGAGGTCTAAGTGGCAACGTTCAGTGAAATCACTGACTCCACAATACTTTACTTGCATGGTTTTACTACCGTGCAGGATCAGTCCACATACCTTACGCAGTCGGCTACCGACACGGACCTGACTCTTAAGATCGCTGACACCTCGGCTATGTCTCGTGGTGTGGTTGAAATCGGTGATGAACTTCTGATGATCGACTCAGTGGACGATGTTTCACTGAACATGATCGTTCCTCCTTACGGTCGTGGCTTCCGTGGCACTACTGCCGCCACCCACGCTTCTGGTGAGCGGGTTATTTCATCTCCGATGTTCCCTCGTTTCCTGGTAAAGCAGGCCATCAACGATTCTATTCGGTCAGTGTTCCCTGAGTTGTTTGCTGTCGCTGAGACGACGGTCACTTACACGGGCGCTGTCAACAGTTACGCTCTACCTGCGGGAACGCTGGATATCTTGTCTGTAATGTGGCAAACCACGGGCGCTTCCAAGGAGTGGCTACCTATTCGTCGGTGGTCGCTAGACCGTGACGCAAGCACTGGCTCGTTCGCTACTGGCGTTTCATTGAGCATCTATGACGGCATTGTTCCTGGTCGCACAATCAAGATTGTGTACAGCAAAGAGCCTACGGTCCTCGCTAACGATACGGATTCGTTTACTACGGTGACTGGACTGCCGGGGTCTTGCGAGGACTTAGTGCGACTGGGGGCTGCATACCGGATGGTTCCGTTCTTTGATGCTGCCCACCTGTCTGGCATGTCAAGTGAGGCTGACTTCTCTGCTGGTGCACGACCTGTTGGTGGGTCTAGCCAACTTGGTAGGTACATGCTGCAACTGTATCAACTCAGACTGGATGAAGAAAGAAAAGGATTGCAGCGAATCTACCCAACCCGTAGCCACTACACCCGATAGGAAGAAGTATGGCTGTTTCTCGGTATTACTCGTCAGTTGCTCGGCGCACGACTCTGACTTCTGACATTAACGCATCGGCAACATCTGTTGTGGTAGCGGCTGCAACTGGTTTCCCGTCGCTAACCCCCTACACACTCATCATTGACCAGGACACGGTTAATGAAGAGATCGTGGAAGTGACGAGCCGTAGCGGTACGACACTGACTGTTACTCGTGGCGTGGATGGAACGACTGGCGTATCACACACCGCTGGCGCTCAGGTTGAGCATGGTGTTTCGGGCCGTGACTTTAGCGAGTCTCGTCAGCATGAGGATGCGTCGGAGAACGTGCATGGCACGGGTTCTGGTTCTGCCGTGGTGGGTACGAC